AGTAGAAGCAGCATCGCCATTCTGTGAGCTAAGACCAAGAATGTAATCGTGTTTAGCACGCATTTCTTCATATTCTAAAAACTCCGAGTAGGTAGTTTCCGGAAGACCTAAGGTTTCAATTAAATGCGAATAAGCTGCAATGTGTAAAGCTTCACGTGCAGCGAACCCGGCTAACATCATTCTTACTTCTGGTTGTGGGAAGTATGGTAGATAGTTTTTAACATAACCACCAGCTACATCAATATCACCCTGGGTGAAGAATCTAAAGATGTGAGTGAGAAACTGCTTCTCTTCTTCTGTTAGTTTCTTTTTCCAATCTTTAACGTCTTCTAACATAGGAACTTCTGAAAATAACCAGTGAGATTGCTCGTGCATTAACCATGCTTTGTATGCCCACTCATACTTAAAAGGCTTAAAAAACGGGCGTTCATCTGTGAGCTTTAGTCCCTTCATAAATTGATTTAAGCTGATACCCTTCGACCCATTCACACCCTGGTTGGGTAAAGGCTCTTTTTCGTCTAACACCGTCATTCCACCATTTTTTACCTCGGACATTAGTATTTCCTTTCGATAACTCTGCTTGTTTTTTTCTATATTCTTCATTACGATTAACTTTTTTACCTAACTGATTCCCTCGCATACGTAAGGATAGTTTCTCTTTATGCTCTAGAGTTGGTACATATTTATTGCTTAAGAAATTATGCGTGCCATCCTCTATACGTTTTTTGGCAGCAATAGAGTTGCTTATTTTTCTTTTCTCATTTGCTTTTAAAATTATTTCTGGTGTGTTAAGTATTCCTGGCGCCAGGTTTCTATTTATAAAAATATCTAGAAACTTGTTTCTGCCTAATAGTCTGTAGCATTTACGTAAGTATCTTTTTTCATACTCTCTGGCATCTTTACGTTCTTTTATATAAATTATCGTAAAAGAATTAAGAGGTTGATTTTTTACATAATTATTGGATGTAAAATAGGTGACCCAAAACTGAGCTGGGTCGCTTTTTTTACCATATTGACACCCTACATAATACTTACCTGTAAGCTTTTCTTTTATTTTATAAAAATAAGGTTTCATATTTCCTCCTTACTTTTATTTATAAAATCTGTTACTTCAATCTACAGCCTATACTATCCTTCGCACGCTAAACAGGCATCCCCTTCTGTTAGCGCTTTAAGATCGATTTCCTGTATTGCCTGTCTTTCAATTCTCTTAGATACTTTATCAGCTTTACCGATCTTTTCTGAACGACAATAATAAAGAGTTTTAAGCCCCATTTTCCATGCCATAAAATGAACGGCATGAAGATACATAACATTTACATCTGGTCTAAAAAATAAGTTAATCGATTGAGCTTGATCAATGTACTGCTGTCTATCCGCTGCGTGTTCAACTACCCATCTCTGGTCAATTTCCATAGACGTTTTAAATACGTCTTTTGTCCAATCATCTAAAAAATCTAAGTGATGTACCGAACCATCGTTTGCAATAATCGAAGACCATACATCATTATAGTCTAGTTTAGAATCCAGTTCACATTTTTCTTTAATAATTTTATCTAGATACTTATTTTTATTTAAGAAGGCTCCTGAGAGTGTGTCTTGTCTGTAGGCGTTTGCACGGTACGGCTCCACGCTAGGAGAAGTATTGCCCATAATAATAGAAGAAGAAGCATTGGGTGCAATAGCCATGAGATGAGAAAAGCGTTGACCAGTACCAGCTGCGTCAGGAGCTTCACCCCGAATTTTACCGAGTTCAAGATTCGCTTCATCTAGTCGCTCACGAATATGTTTAAAGATTTGTCTATTTCGTCCAATTGCCATTGGAGATTCAAAAGCAATACTATTGCGTTGTAGATAAGCGTGGAAACCGAGAGCACCCACCCCAATACTACGTTCACGGGATGCAGAATACTTTGCACGGGCAATTGCATCAGGAGCGTTATCAATAAAATACTGTAACACATTATCAAGCATCTCAGCCGTATCTCTGAGGAAGTTAGGGTCTTTTTTCCACTCATCATAATACTCCAAGTTAACCGATGACAGACAACATACTGCTGTACGCTCTTTATCTGTTGGTAATATAATTTCACTACATAAATTAGACTGCTTGATACTTAATCCGAGCCTTCGCTGAAAGTCAGGCATATTACGATTAGAAGTATCAATAAAATGTAAATATGGTTCACCCGTCTGCATCCTTATATCTAAAACCCGTTGCCAGAGTTCTTTAGCTGATACTACTTCTTTTACTTCACCGTTATGGGGATCAATTAACGGCCAAGAGTCATCAGCTTCTTTATCCTGCATACAACGCTCAATGATTTGCATAAACTCATCGGTGATGTTGAGACCGTGATGCAAGTTAAGTGCTCGCATGTTTGGATCACCAGTGGGTTTTCTCATCTCCAAAAATAAAAGAATATCTGGATGACTAATATCAAGATAAGCAGCATATGAACCACGACGAGTCCTACCTTGTCTATAAGCGAGCGATGACGCGTCATAGGTGCGAAGATGAGGCATGATACCAACAGACTTATCATCAGCAGAACGAATACCGAGACCGATTCCAACACCACCTCCTAACATCGAAAGCCAATTGACTTCCGAAAGTGTATTAACTAACCCTTCAGCCGAGTCATCCAAATAAGGTAGAAAACAACTAATAGGTAAGCCCCGACTGGATCTACCAAACGAGAGTATCGGGGTACTATAACTAAGCCAATGCTTAGATGAATATTCGTATAAACGCTGTGCGTGTTCTTGATTACTACTAAATGCTTTTGAAACAAATGCAAATCTTTCCTGCGGTGACTTCTCATCTTCCTTCATATAGGATTCTTGTAATCTTTTAATTCCTAATTCGTCAAAAAGAGAATCCCTGGTGTAATCCACCTCTAAACCTAAGTACAGTGCCATATTCTTCCTATTATTTTACTTCGTCGTATATTTTTTTCTGTTTGGCGTGCCACTCATTCCAACCATCTACTTTGGTTGCACATTCATAATATAACGTATAATTTTCTACTACTACCTTATGTAAATCCACTATAGATACCGATTCACTATCAATCTTTTTTAAATTAGGACAAGGTTGAGTAAGTGTTTTAGGTACTGCGGGGAATTTTGGTTTAATAGGAACAGCTGTTGTACAGCCAGTGAGTAATAAACTTAAAACGATTAATTTTTTCATTTTTGTTCTTCTACTACTATAAACAGTTCTGCGGCTTTATTATGTTCTTCAACTATGATTCTTGGTACAGGGCAGTTCTTAATTGAGTCTAAAAGCTCTTTTTGCTTTTTCTCAAATATTGCTCGTTCTTCCGCACTCATATCTTTTACTATCTCAACCGTTCTACCTTCTACTAAACGATTAATATATTCAATTCTAGTCTTACCTTTTTCACGAATAACAGAAGTTTTTTGAGTTAACGATTCTTCTAGCTGCTGATTAGCCAAGGTCGATTTAACCTCAGCTTCTTTTACCTTTACTTCCATTTCCTTTACGAGAAGCTGCCATTTTTCCTCATTACTCATAGCACCTTCCATATAGATACCACCTACAAGTAAGACGATAGAAATAACCTGTAAAGGTAATTTATACTTACTGATAAACGGTACCATACCTAGAAAGAAACTACCTACAATACCTGCTATACCTAATAACGTAATTAGGTGAAAAACCCAGTCGGGGAGAAAATTAAGTAACCACATTTAGTTTGTAAATTCCTTTGCAAGTGGAAAGATAGTTGCTATAACTTTTGCGCATTCACGTGCAATCATCATGTGTTCTTTTTGTGTGCCGTTGGCAGAGCGTAATTGTATATAGTGGATCCAGGATCTCAAGGTTCCATTCATGTACAGTTTAGACGTAGTAAGCCCTTCTGGTAAAACCGAACGAGCCTGTTCTTTTGCAATGCCTTGATCTATAGCCCACTTATAAGCTTCTCTGGCAGCTGCAATAACATTCACTTGTTTAATTTTCCATTCTGACTGTAACTCTGAATCATCTATCTCAATGCTGTTTTGACGATTTTTAGTATCTTGTAAACGAGCTTCACGAAGAACAAAATCTAACTCTTCAGTAGGGTCAGCATAACGCTGACTAAATTCTTGAAAGCTAAAACTTCTATGCCTTAAAATTTGTCTTGCAACTT